CAGGGCGCCCCGCAGAACGTCCTGGGCGAATACTTCAGCGCAACCTGGATCCGGCCGTAGGCATGGCCTGCCGAGGCTGCCTCGGTATCGTGCCTACGAACGGAAGCCCATCCTTCCATGCTTGAGACGCTGATCGCAGCCGGGATCCTTGGATCGGTCGGCGCCTTATGGAAGATCGCCATGGAAAACGTGGCGATGCGAGCAGGACTGAAGACTGGGATGGCCAGCGTGATCCATGAGCTGCAGTCACTGCGCACTGAGCTGAGCAAGGACATCGCATCCTTGGAGAACGACATCAAGGACCACGAATTCAGGCTGCGAGACCTGGAGAAGAAGCCCCTACCCCCAACGGAGTGACCACCATGAACGCCAACACCGAAGCATTGATCGCCCTGGGCCTGTTCGTCGCATCAGAGCTGATCGGCATGTCGAAGCTGAAGGACAACTCGCTGCTGGAGCTGCTGCTGCACATGGCCGGCGAGCTGTTCCCGTACGAAGTGAAGCGGAAGGAGCCACCGACCCGTGCAACCAGGCCGCGGCGGCGCCGGGCCAGCAGCGCCCGCTCTGCTGATCAGTAGTCCCACACCACCTTGGGCCTGCCAGGGCGGATTCCGGTGTGGACAAAGCCCTTGGGGGCGCCCAGGCCGGTGCTGTAGGGCCAGTTGACCTTGCACCAGTTCTGCAGGCTGTGAACAGACAGGCCATCGATGTACCAGTCGATGGCTCCGGTGTCGGGAGCGTCGTACAGGTGCTCCGATCGGCTGGCTCCACCCACCTGGGCGTTGATTTTGGGCGGCCGGTAGCCGGACGTGATGATCACCGGCTTGTGGGAGAAGTGAATCCGGGCCTTTTCAAGGAACTGGCACAGCAACATGGCGGTGTTGCACTGGTGCTGGGACACAAACCGGCGTGATTCCGACCAAAGGGTGATCTCGCCGTACTGAATGTTGGGGGTAACGCGGTAGCTGAAGGGCGATTGGGGCGTGAAAGGCGCCTCGGTGGGCTTTGGAGCCGCTCTGTACAGCTCTGCGAAGTCATCCAGCTGCTCAGCCGTCAAAGAGCCCTGCAGGGCGTTCCAGGCGGCGATCTGATGGGGCAGCTGCTGGTAGTGATCAGCCGCGTCGGTCAGCCGGATGGTGCTCATGCCTTTACCGCGGGGTCTTTCGGGAAGATCTGGACGTTGGGCACGTCGAATGGCAGCTGCTGCCAGACGTCATGCTGGATGGCCAGGTCCCAGGCTTGTTCCTCGCTGAGCGCCACGACGACAGTCTGGAATGAACCCTTGATCTTGTGGCCGTTGTAGCCGACGAAGACACCCGGCAAGCGGATGACAAAGGCCCGGGGGCGCTGCGGCTTAGGAGCGAGCTGTGGTGATCCAGGATCCGCCATCTTTCTTCGGAAGCTCCGCAAGGCTGAACCCAAGAAACTGAGCATCGACTGCACCGTCAATGTTCCCCATGAAAGCTTCCAGCTCAAGATCCCACAGCTCGGCTTTACGTTCTTTCATGGCACGGTCCTCGTCGATCGCCAGCGACTCGTTCCAGTACTGCACGGCGCCGGCCAGGGCGTCGAGGCGGTCGTCGTGCTGCAGGCAGCCCTTGTCGACGGTGACGTGAGTGAGCTGGTGGAACAGCTGGTACGCCAGCCGCTTCTCGATCGCCTCGTCATCCCGCCCCTTGGAGTCGTTTTCGACGACGGAGCGGTTGATGATCAGCCGGTGCTGGTTCATCACCGGCTCCAGTGCGCTGATCATCCGCCGTTCCTTCTGCACGTTCGACCGCACCGGCTCGATGGTGCAGGGGTGGTGCAGCTGCAGATGCGGCTTCAGCAGGTTCTCCAGCATCCCCTGGCCAAACTGGTCCTCCAGCAGGATCAGGTTGACCTTCCGCCGCTTGGCGGCCTGGGCCATGCCAACCAGCACCTCGTCGGTGTAGCCATTGCGGAAGGCGCCAACCTCCAGCACAAACAGGTTGCCGTTCAGGTGCGCCACGATGGCGTAGGCCGTCTCGTCCTGGCCGCGGCCGGACGGGTCGATGAACATGACGCAGCCCTGAAACGGCAGCCAGTCACCGTGAACAAAGGCCGGGCGGTGGTAGTAGTCGCCGGAGAAACCCACCACCGGCAGGTCGGTGATGCGGTACTCGGCTCCCATGGACCACACCAGCTTCTCGGGGGCGTGGTCCGACACCTCCAGCACCATCAGGTCGGAGAGGCGAAGCGGAAACCGCTCCATGTCCGACAGGGACGTGTCCAACTGGAACTGCAGGGCGAAGGCAGAGCGGCCGTAGGACGTCTCCCGCTCCAGCAGATCCAGCTCAGAGAAGCGATCGGGGTCTGTCGGCTTCCCAATCAGCCCTTTCCCGCCCTCCAAAATCACCGGGGCCAGGGAGTCTCCGTACTTTTCCGGCTTGTCGGGGTACCTGGCAGGCCAAATGCGGGTGGTAAAGCCCCGCAGCTGCAGCTTGTTGTAGATCGACTCCTCTGTCTGGGGTGTGCCGAGGTACATCACCTCCCCGCCAGGCTTGAGAATGGCGTTGTACTCACCGACTGCAGCAAGCAGCTTCTCCCGCATACCCACAGACCACGACGTGGTGGGTGTCTCAATGTCGTCGGGAATGATCAGGTCCGCACGGGAGCCGGTGATCTGACCGAAGATACCCACCGACGTCAGCAGATCGCTGATCTTCCCGCCTTGGCTCCAAGCACTGCAGCATCGGCATGTCCCGAATCAGCTGCAGGCAGAAAGTCGTGAAGTTCTTGGCCTCCGCCCCAGAGGCGGAATTCACCATGATCTTCTTCTGGGGATCGTTGCGCAGCAGCCAGAGGACGTAGGCCGCGGCCATCCATGACTTGCCGACACCCCGGAATGCCTCGACGATCCGCCGCTTGGGACCGTGCTGCATGTACTCAGCGATGTCCAGCTGGATAGGCGTGGGGTCCGGCAGGCCCAGGTGGCGCCAGACGATGACCAGGAAGTAGCGGAAGTCGGTGCTGTAGGGCTCAGGCAGTGGCTGCCAGGTTGCCAGCTGCCTGGCCATCAGGACTGCTCAACTTCCACCCACGCCTCGTTGATGTCCGGCGTGGAGGGATCGTCACCCTCGTACTGACCCTCCTCGTCGCGGGCGCGGACCAGTCGAGGCGCAGGAGCGTCGCACTGCATCGCCTGCAAGAACTCAGGCGGCAGGCTGCACTCTTGGGCCTTGGTCAGCATCGACCCGATGGTCTCCTGCCCCAGCAGGCCCTGGCCGTGCAGCAGCAGCAGCGTGGTGCGCAGGTGCTTCGGCTCGCCTCCGGCGGCAGCCAGCACAGCCGATGGGAGCGTCCCCGCGGTGAGCTTGTTGCCCGCGAATGCGGCGTCATAGGCCGCCAGGATTTCGGGGGTGGTCAGCAGCCACAAGCCGAAGCCGTCGTAGTCGGGCTCTGGCTCAGGCTGCAGATACTCCAGTGCCGCCGAGTCGATCTCCGCCTGGGTGGCTGTGGCCGGCAGCAACAGCGGGGGGCGACTGGGGTTGCGGTCGTCACTGATCGCAATGCCTTCCGGGGAGTAGGCGATGCCCATTACAGGAGCGCAGCAAGCTGCAGGTAAACAATGCCGCCACGGACGGCGCCGGTTTGCACTGTGGTAGCACCTGCGGCGAGCGTGGGCCATGTGCCAAATGTCTGGGCGACAGAGCGCCATCCGCCAGATGCCGAAGCAGCCGAAGCCACTTGCGCCAAGGTGGGGGCACCGAGAATCGCAGCAGCGGCGTTGACAGCGGCGCCGGACAGATGCTGCAGGGCCGGGGTGCCATCGCTATTCGATGCCATCCAGTAGGTGACATGCCCCGTGAGGTTGAAGTCGGCCACGTTGTCGGAGACAAGGCCCTGGGTGCCTGCCGACAAGCTGACAGTGTTGCCCAAGGGTGCGCCGATGGGCTCTCCATTCGTCGTCCCGTAAATGGCCAGCTGGACTGAAGTTCCTGCTGCTGCGGTGTTTACGCGGGCGCCAAGCTCGCCAACGGTCACAGAACGCTCCAGCGTGAACGGATACAGGTAGATGGTGTTTGCCACCATCGCCGCGGCGCTACCGACCGTGCCGTTCAGCGGAGACAGCCAAAAGCCAGCTGCGTATTCCTGGCCAGGCAAGCCACCCCCACCACCCCCAGCTGGCGCGGCCCAGGTGCCGTCAGCCCGCAGGAAGTTGCTGGTGCCACCCCCGGATGCGGGGGCCAGGCCAGCGGCCCCTGAGGCGACGAGCGGCAGGGTGACATCATTGCCCGTTGAAGACTCCAGCAGGCGAGTCGCCGGGTTGTAGCTCAGGTCGGTGGGCGTGCTACCGCCGCCGGCTGGCGGCGCAGCCCAGTTGCCGTCAGCACGCAGGAAGTTGCCGGTGCCGCCGCCAGATGCGGGCGTCAAGCCGGCAGCGCCCGAGGCGAAAAGCGGCAGGGTGACATCGCCGCCGGAGCTGGACTCCAGCAGGCGAGTCGCCGCGGTGTAGCTCAGATCGGTGCCGGGGCCGGCAGGGCCGGCAGGGCCGGCAAGGGTGCCGAGGTTGTCCCAGGCCGATCCATCCCAGGCGTAGAAGACCCGGGTGTCGATCGCCTGCCAGACGTGCCCGATGACATTGCCGGAGCTGGGCAGCGCAGCCTGGTTGGCGACAGTGCCCCGAAGGTTCAGGGCGACAGCAACGGCATCTCCGCCCGCGAAGTCAAGGTTGCCGGTGAATGGGTTGAACTGAAGCGGCATTGCTCAACTCTTGGCAACGGAGATCAGGTTGTTGCTGCCGTCGTAGGCCAGGGTGAGTGTGGCGACAATAGTTCCACTGACTCCGCCGCGGCGATAGACGACACCCGTCAGGTTGCTGCCGGTATAGCTGAAGGCGATGTAGTCGTGCGCTGGGACCTGCAACCCATCCGTGACTTGCACGGGGCCATCATTAGGGCCGGTGACGAAAGTGGGCATAGCTAGGCGGCCCTGCGTGGCTTCATCTGCACCACCTTATCGAGGTCAGGCAAGGCCGACACCAGCTCCCCAAAGGGCGTCCCTTCAACAGGCTGTGCGCTGATCTGGTTGTCCTTCAGGAACTGGCGGAGGATGTTCAGCTCACCAGCTGTGATGTCCCCATCACTCAGCCGGTCGTGCAGATGTTGGGCCAGGCCGGCGTGCAGGTTCGACAGCAGCTCGTTGGTGTCTTTCGCTTTGGCCATAGATCCCTCCCAAAAGGGGCGGGGGAGAAAGCCCGTGGTCTGTCCTTCTCCCCCTTGCAGCACCCACCACAGGCACCGCACACACCATAGCCCGTCAGTCGACGTCTTCCGCAACGAGGGAGTGATGGCCTTGGGGGCCGACCCAGGGATTCAGGACCAGCACCGGATCGCCCCCAGGGCCTCGCTGCCTGGCGACGTGGTGAGCCTTGCACAGCCGGCTGATGGAGCTGATGACGTGCTTCTCCATCATCCCCACCCGCTCAGCAACCACCCTGGCGCGGACGTCCACCCGACAGGTGATCGGGTTCATGAACGACAGCAGCGCCAGGTACACCGCTCCGTCCCTCGGCTGCAGCTCCCTCCTGCCAATCGCAGCCGCCAAAGCGGCCACCCCTCCCTGGTTCAACGTCAACATGGCCTGGTTCACTGCGGGTCCGCACCACCTTAAAGAACACTAGGCCCCCTGGTTCATTTTGCTATGCGACTTTCTTAATGACTTCGTGGACGACACAGGCCCAGATCCCAGTGTTCTCGTCCCGAAAACCCAGTCGCACCCATTATTGAATAAAGGTGAATTAGGGCGTCCAAGGTCTCCACAGCCCCCCCTAGCAGCCTCCTCCCCCCTCTCCCCCTCTCCCCCTTACCCCCAAGGTGCTATCGCACCTCGGGGGACACATCCCCTACAACTCAACTCTGTACAACCGCGGTTCACTTTTTTGGTCCGAAAATGTGAGGGGCTATTACGCCTACTGCGGCGCGTCGTTCCCCCCTCCTGGGGGGCCTGCTGCCGGGCCTGAGAGGCAGGGGGGAGGGGGTGCCTGCAACACCAGCCCGCAACACCAGCCCGTAAGCCCTTGCAGGGGCAGGGAGAGCAGGGGACTGCAGATCCCCTGCAGCCAGGCCAGGGCTGGGCCCGCAGGGCGGGCACCCTGGGTCGCCTGCTTTGAGAATGGTTCTCATTCCCGCGTCTCTACGGTGTGAACCGCCCCAGCTACTCACCCGCTACTTCAGTTCACCTGGGGATGGAAACGGTGGGGCACCGGCGGGCACGGTCGACCTATGGCACGCCACTACCGGTAGTTGCTAGGATGGGATCAGGCAGGGGGGAGATCCGCTGCCGACCCACCACAGAAACTGGACAAATGCAGATCACTGAGCGCACCTCCAAGGCGGAGGTGCTGACCGCGGCGTGCGAGCTGGCCGACTACCAGGCCGACCGTATCCGCGAGCTGGAGCAGCGGCAGACCGTGCTGTTGGCCCTTCTGGGGCTGGCGGCTGTCCTGCAGC